AGGATTAACCACTGGAGCAACTCCGGTCACTGTAACAGGCACAGATGATTTAACCTACAGCATTGTTCAATTAGAAGTTGACGCCAAAGTTGTGGCAATCATAGCAAAAGATTCATTCACACCTAAAATTACTATTCCAGGATTTTCACAATTAAATCCAGGTGTAAATTTAAGTTCTACTAATTTTGGCGACAGTATTAATAAATTGTATGGCACTTCTGAAAAAGCAGAAGCATTAGTTGTGGGTAATTCAACAGTTGCGGCAGGTAATTTTTTAAGATCAGATACAACGTCACTTACAGATTTTCCTATCAAAGTAAAAACTGACGATGGTATTGAAGTTGGTGCGGCAGGGTCATTCCGTATGTTTGTTGAGCAACAAGCAGGAGTTATTCAACTAGGTACATTGGACGAAGAGATAGATTTTAGATTAAACAATCAAGGATCTGTTTCAACTGTGATGAGAATAAGTTCACAAAATCAAGTAGGAATAAACAAAACAAATCCTACAGAAGCATTAGATGTATCTGGAAATGTTTTAGCATCAGGCACAATGGTTTCCAACAGCACAACACCTTCAATTAATATTGGCTCAGGCGCCATTGTATCCAAAGGCGGATTGGGTGTTGCTTTAAGTGCCAACATAGGCGGATCAGGAACATTTGGCGGTGATGTTACAGCACACAATATCATTCCATCACAAAACTTAACTTACAATGTAGGTAGTTCAACAAACAGGTACAACACAATTTACGCAAATCAAATTCAAGCAGGTAGCGTGGTTACCAGCAGTATAACAGGAAATGCATCAACAGCCACTACTGCTGACAAATTGGCACAATCAACAACTTTTAGATTGTCTGGTGATGTAACAGCAACAGATATTTCTTTTGATGGACAAACAGGTGGAACTACAAAAACATTTAACACTTCTATCAGCAATACATTCATAGGTGGTCAAACACTTACAACCACAAGCAACGTGAGTGATGAAATTATTATTAACAGAACATCTGGAACAACGGGCATATTCAAAACCACAGTAGGTGCTATTACCACTGGCATTCCAACTCCGCCTGTGGGATCGATCACAATGTTTGCTGGTGCAACTGCTCCTGCAGATTGGTTGTTCTGTGATGGTGCTGAAGTTCAAAGATCAGTTTACAATACCTTATTCCAAGTGATTGGTACTCAATACGGAACACCTGCAAATTCTTCAGTGTTCAAACTGCCTGATTTAAGAGGAAGATTCCCATTAGGTAAAGACAATATGTCAAATCCAGGACTAGGACAAGGCTCTGCTGATAGAGTAACATCACCGACAGCAGACGGTTTAGGTTTAGGTGCAGGCAATGAAAAGAAAACTATTGCCAAAGAAAATTTACCAGAACACGAACACAGTTTAAGAGCCAACAATGGTGATCAATTTTTTGCCACAAGAAATATTGCAGGTGCTTCTACAGATCCAGAAGTTACCACAACAAGTGGTCCAGATTTAGCCAATGCCAATGGTGCTCAACAGTTGCCTAACTCAGGTGGTATTGATGGCACAAAAGGTCAAGCAATGGATGTGATGAATCCATACTTAACATTGAATTACATCATTTACACTGGAGGCACAGGAGAGTAATGAGTTACAAATTAAACAAAACAGATGGCAGTTTACTTGTAGATTTAGTAGATGGTCAACTGGACACCAGTTCAAGCGACTTAACACTGATCGGTAGAAATTATTCTGGTTTTGGTGAAGTTCTAAACGAAAACTTTATTCAATTGTTGGAAAATTTTGCCAACACATCTGCTCCTATTAATCCTATCAGAGGACAACTTTGGTATGACACAGCAGAAAACAGATTAAAAGTTTACAATGGTTCAGCATTTACTTCTTCAGGTGGTACCACAGTGGCCGAATCACAGCCAAACATGGTGGCTGGTGATCTTTGGATAGACAGCACAAAAAGTCAGTTATATTTCTTTGATGGTGTTAGACTTCAATTGGTTGGCCCTGCTTACTCAACAGCACAAGGCACATCAGGGTTTCAAGTTGACAGCATTATAGACACTCAAAACATTACACAGACTGTGGTTAAAATGTATGTGGGTGGCAATCTTGTGGGTGTACATGCCAACGCAACTTTTACTCCTATTGCCACAGCAAGAATTCAAGAACTTGTAACAAACACCAATGCCAATGGCACTATACAAAAAGGATTCAATACAGTTGGTACAGATTACAAATACATAGGAACTTCAACTATTTCAGAATCTTTAGTAGATGGAAATGGTGTTGTGAGAACCGCAGATCAATATTTGGTTTCAGACAGTGATGATACAACTGTAGGCGCATTAACAATTCAAAACAACGCTGGGTTGACAATAGGTTTAAGTAACAATACCAAATTACAATTTACTAATAATGCTTTTACAATAGCGAATCAATTATCAAATCAAGACGTTGAAATTAAAGTAAGAACACCGGCTGAAGTTTCTGCATTTAAAATTGACACAAGTGCTTCTGCTGTTGGTATATACAAAACTAATCCTACATCAACATTACACGTAGGTGGAAATGCCACTATCGATGGTAATCTTTCAGTCAAAGGTACTACCACTTCTGTAGATACAGTTAATTTAAGAGTAGAAGATAAAAATATAGAATTGAACATCACAGGAGCAGGCGTTACTACTGACGATGCAGGTGCTGATGGTGGCGGAATCACTCTAAAATCTGCAGATGGTGATAAAACTTTTGCCTGGTCAAACGGAACAGATGCTTGGACCAGTTCGGAATGGATTGATTTTGCTGTAGGTAGAGGTATTAAAATTAATACCAACACTGTATTAACAGAAACTTCATTAGGCGGAACAGTTACAGGTTCTTCATTGACATCATTAGGTACTTTAGGTAATCTTAATGTTGATGATGTTAATGTAAATGGTTCAACAATAACTTCAGTCAACGCACAATCATTAAAACTAGATTCAGCAACAAGTGCCATTGAAGTGTTAAACAACAGAAGAATAACAGGAGTTGCTTCACCCGTTAATGCTTCAGATGTTGCCACAAAAGAATACACAGATGGTTCAACAATTATCAGTTTACAATTAGACGTTTCTAATTTCACGCAAAATGCGGCAGGCAACAACTACTTGAACACAAGAGAAGTGTTGGAACAATTATTTCCAGTGGCAGGATATGATTCAAATTCCCCTCAACCACCAATCACTGTACCCGGCAGTGTTATTCCACCAAGGAATCAAGGAGCATTGGCAAGAGTGTTAACAGTTGATTATGGTGCAGGTGGCGGATTCACAATACCTACATTAGATTTTTCAACACTTAAAAATTTTACACAGGTTGACCAAACAGTAACAGTACAACAAAGAACTATTTCTTCTGTAACATTTGGTGCACAGGATCCAACGTTGGGAGCAACAACAAAAATAACCACAACACTTTCGCATTTTTATGAAGGTGCTCAACAGGTTGTTATCACAGGCACCACAGTGGTCAATGGAGTGACAGCAAACATTGATGGAAACTACACAATACAGGCGGCAGAGTTTCCAGCAGAATCACCTAACTTTGTGAGTTTCACCATAGACTTAGACACATCTGCATCAGGATGGCAGAGTGCAACCTGCACAGTGGGTACAGTGGAAAGAACTCCTGTAGTAGGTGCCGCAAACAAACAGGTGGTAGAAGATATTTCAAATGCTTCAAATGTTACTGGTACAATCACATTTGCACCAACAAGAAAATTACTACAATTTGTGGTGAACAATGGTGCTTGGGCATTTGATAGGGAGATAACACTCACACTATCATAATAGGAACGATAAATATAAGAAACAAAGGGTATTATGGCATATATTGTTAACAAATTTGATGGAACACTGATAGCAACTGTTGAAGACGGTACTATTGATAACACAACTAACCTACGTTTTATAGGTAAAAATTATGCCGGATACGGTGAAATTCAAAACGAAAACTTCTTACATCTATTAGAAAACTTTGCCAGTGGCAGTCAACCCACAAGACCAATTGGTGGTCAAATATGGTTTGATACTGCTTCAAGCAAATTAAAGTTTTACGATGGCACAAAATTTAGAACAACAGGCGGCGCAGAGGTAAGTACATCTGCTCCAGCAGGTTTAACCACAGGAGATTTTTGGTGGGACTCTGCCAACAGTCAATTGTATGCATGGGATGGTTCAAGTTTCATACTTGTTGGTCCACAAGGTGTTGGATCATCTGTAACACAATTTGTTTCAAGACAAATCAAAGACAACTTAGATGCCAATCAATTAATCATTGAAGGCAAAGTAAATGATACCACAGTGATGGTGTTCAGTTCAACAGCATTCACAATAGGCACAACAGATCCTTCAAACACAATAACAGGATTCGATGTTGTCAAAAAAGGTATCACTCTTGTTAACACACAATCAACCACAAATGGTGTAACGTCAACAGATCACAGATTCTGGGGTACAGCATCCAACTCAGATAGATTGGGCGGATTTGAAGCATCTGATTTTATCAGAGCAGGTTCAAGTGCTTTTTCAAGCATTGTGAGATTTGGAGATGTAGGATTCACAGTTGGTGATTCTAATGATTTAAAAGTGAATATTGAAAATGGAAGCGATGGATCAATTGCCAACGAGATTGGTAATAAAATTTCTTTGAAAGTTAACGATAGTGGATCAGTCAACGAGATTGCTTATGTTGGCACAGACGGAATAATACCAGGTGCAGGTAATAAGAATTTAGGAATAACCACAGACAAATGGTATGAAGTTCACGCAAACTATTTTAAAGGTTTGGCAGATAGTGCTTCGGGAATATTCTTTGGTTCTCAAACTTATTTGGGAGCAACCACAGCCGTAAACAACACAGTGGCTTTGAGAGATGGTACTGGCACAATCACAGCAAATACATTTGATGGTATTGCCACATCAGCCAGTTACGCTGACTTGGCGGAGATTTATTCTACTGACAAACAGTATGAAGTTGGCACAGTGATGGCGATTGGAGGAGATGCAGAAACCACAGCATACTTTGATGGTGGTAATGTGTTTGGAGTTATTTCAGAAAATCCTGCTTTCTTAATGAACAAAGATGCTGAAGGACAACCGATTGCTTTTGTAGGACGTGTTCCAGTAAAAGTAAAAGGTGCAGTTGAAAAAGGCAACAAAGTTTATGCCACAGATTATGGTATCGCAACCACTACCAAAAAAGGACAGTTGGTTGGTTTTGCCTTAGAATCAAATTCAGATGAATCCATAAAATTAGTAGAGGTAGCACTAAGGTTAATAAATAATTAAGAAGGAATAGAATACAATGGCTTTAGTAACTGCGAATAGATTCAATACTCTTAGACAACAGATAGACAACGTGTTAGGAAATGGTTCAGGTGATACTGGATATGGACAAACACTTATCACACAATCAGTTCAGGTAGGTGATTTAATCAATGCTACCAACATCAACAACGCATATGAAGATTTAAGAAAATGTTACAAACACCAAACAGGTGGTAATCCAGCCAATTCAGTTATTCAAGCAGTAAATCAAGGTGATCTGATCAAAGAAAATGACGGTGTAAGTTACACAGGTTGGGATCAATACGAAGCACTAGCCAGTTTGGTTAGCACAAACAGATTAACAGTAGATCCTACACAGCAGGATATTGTAGTATCGCTACCAAACAATAGAAGTTCTTGGAATGGCACAATCACTTGTATTGTGAATGTAAATTTTTCATCAGCAGATGCTAGAAGACACTACTTCAATCAAGGTGGGTACATTCAAATCACATCAAGCACCACAGACAGCAGTTCAAAAGGCACAGACTGGAACAATATTATGGGTGGCAATTCAGTTTTTTCTGCCAACAGTTTTACTCATTCAGGAAACGGCACAGTTACAAATGTGGGAAATTATCAGTTGGATGGCACAGTACAAAGAATATTAGCCAATTTTAACGCAGGTGCAGGCACATATTCTGAGAACGACTATTACATAGATGTCCAAAGCACATCAAACACACAAATTCGGTTCACCATGACCTGGAGAGATCAAGAAACTGGTAATCCAGACGAGAATGTTGGCAATTTGAATTGTGATATCTACACTGCCACAGCAATCACAGATGTAATTGGTATAACACCTGGTGTTGTGCGTGGTTCTGGTGATAATTTCTAATCTATAGTTTGACTTATATCCAAAAATCAAGTATAATATTCTTAATATTATGGATGAATCCTTATCAAAATCTTTGGAACACGCTCAGCGTCTAAAAACTTTCAATAACCAATTACGATTGTTGAAAGAAAAATGCTTAGAAAATAATATCTATTACACTGAAGGACATCAGTTCACAATAAATTTAAACCTTATCAATCATTGTTTAACTCTGATCAATGTCAAACAAACAAATGAAGCAGTTTTTCTTGACGATTACAATATTCCAGTAAAAATACAAGACATAAAAACTTTTCACAACGATATTATTGATTTGTATCAACAAAACCTAAATCAATACTTTGTAGAATACAATCAATTGGTGAAAGACAAAGGTGAGATCTAACAATGTCCAAAGGGGTATTACTGTTTGCTCACAACAACAGCACTGTTGACTATGTAAAACAGGCTGATTTTTGTGCCGCTCAAATCAAAAAACATTTGAACTTGCCTGTGTGTTTGATCACATCGGACAAATTTAACGAAGATAAAAATAATTTTAATCATGTGATAGTGGTACCCAAAGAATCTACCAGTCAAACAAAATCATATCATGATGGCAATCAGAGACATAAAGATATATGGAGTAATCATTCTAGATATACTGCTTATACATTGACACCCTATGATGAAACAATAGTGATGGACACTGACTTCATAGTGGCTAACAACAACTTAAACAAAGTGTTTGAAAGTAACGAAGACTTTTTGATCAATTACAAAGCACAACACATAGATTTTGATTCAAGATACACAGAGGAAATGAAATATGTGAGCGATACAGGTATTGAAATGTGTTGGGCAACTGTGTTTTATTTTAAAAAGACAGAAAGAACAAAGATACTGTTCGAACTGATTAATCACATTAAAAATCAATGGGACTTTTATAGATTCAAGTATCAAATAACACATCCAAATTTTAGAAATGATTTTGCTTTTGCCATTGCTATTCACATGATTAACGACTTTGAAAAAACTGCTTGGCCCAAGCAACTGCCAAGTAAATTATTTTATGTAACGGATAGAGACGGTGTAGATTCTTTTCAAGACAACAAATGGACTTTCACATTTGAGTCTGGATTAAAAGCACAAATTAAAGGTATCAACATTCACATAATGAACAAAATAGGATTGAATAAAATTATAGATCAATATGAGTAGAGGATTTGTATTATTTGTACAGCAAAACAACGACTCTGATTATTTAAAACAGGCAGTGGCGTGTAGTTTGAGTATTAAAAAATTTATGCCCGATGAAAAAGTGTGTTTGATCACAGATATCACTGTGCCTGCTGATTATCAAAAGCACTTTGACTATATCAAGGATATACCAGGAGATGATTTAGCACAAAACAGCGATTGGAAAGTTGCGAATAGATGTAAAATTTATGATATCACACCATTCAACGAAACCATTGTGTTAGATGTAGATATGTTGGTATTGGAAAATATCGATCATTGGTGGAAACAATTAAGCAATTATGAATTGTATTACACCAACAAGGTAAAAACTTATAGAGGAGAATGGGCAACCAGCAATTACTATAGAAGAGTTTTTGTTGAAAATTCTTTACCAAACGTGTATTGTGGATTTCATTATTTTAAAAAATGTAAAAACAACAACAAGTTTTTTGAGTTACTCAAAGACATTGTTGTAAATTATGAAGTGTACAGCAAACGTTTTACAAAATATAAAACTCAAACTTGGTGCAGTATGGATGTTGCCACAGCCATAGCAATTGATTTGTTGAATTTACAACACAAGGTTTTCAGTGATTACTCGAACTTAACATTCACACACATGAAACCCAGAATCCAAAATTATCAAAGCCAAATGAACAATTGGACACAGCATATTGATTATAATTTGAACACAAAAAATGAATTGTTTGTGGGCAACGTAAAACAAAAAGGAATATTTCATTATGTGGAAGATAATTTTTTAACTGAACAAATGCTGGAGCAATTACAATGACCATAAGACCGCCGTTAAAATTTGATGTGATTCGCCCTGAAGTGAAATACTATTTTCGTTTTGATCCTGCGTCAGGCAGGGTATTAGGTTTTTCTGTACAGCAAAAAGGACACAGCATTGAAATATCGGAAGAACTTGCCAAACAAGTTCAAAGCAAACTGAAACAATTGGGTGATTACTTGGTTGTTCTTGAAAACAATCAGTATGTGGTTAAGGCAAAAAATGCGGTGCTTAACAAACAGCACAACAGCACAGAATCAAACAAACATATAAACGAAATCATTTACGAAGTACAAAAAAATAAAAAAGATTCTTGTATTAGATTTAATCTTGATCAAACACACAACAACTGGACAATCACCATTGACGATGAACTAAAAAACACAATTAAAAATACAACCAATCAACAAAGTGTGCTAAATTTTTTTACAACTCCTCAAGACAATACCAGTGTGCTTGATTATGCTTTTGATGTAGATTTAACAAAACTTTGCGAAGATGGCAAATTACAAATTCCTCATCAATCAAAATCGACACCAAGGTTGTTTTGTAGAAAAGTGTACAACTATTCATATGAGGTAAACAAATGATACTTAAAATAGCAGATATGGATTTTGTGTTTTTGAGCGTGGATGAACCTAATGCTGAAAAGAATTATGCTGATCTGAAAAGGAAAATACCTTGGGCGAAACGAGTACATGGAGTCTTAGGTTTTGATACTGCTCATAAACGTGCGGCAGAAATATCCGATACAGAAAGATTTATCACAGTGGATGCTGATACACAGGTACATGAAGATTTTTTAAATGTGTTGGTGGATATGAAATCTTTAGGTGTAGACAACACATATCAATTCAGTTGGTGTGGACACATTGAATTAAATGGATTAAAATATGGCAATGGCAGTTTAAAATGTTGGACAAAAGACTTTGTAAAAAATATGCAGACGCATGAAAATCACGATGGAGCAGAAGGCAGTCAAAATAGAAATGTTATTGAATTTTGTCACTTTCCTAATTATTATCAGTTTAATGAAAATTATTCAAACAGTTACATAGATGGGTCTGCTTATCAAGCCTGGAGAGCAGGATTCAGAGAAGGTGTAAAAATGAGTTTGGATAGAAACATTAGAAAGCCTCTTAATGAATTGTGGTGGCAAAATTATCAAAGACTGCTGGTATGGATGTCAGTGGGCATGGACAATCAATATGGAGTTCATGCTATTCATGGAGCAAGAACAGGCTGTTATTTGACAACTTGTACTGATTGGGATTTTACTCAAGCAAACAATTATAGGTATTTTCAAAATTATTGGAAATGGGAACTACATGATAATGATGACAAGACAGAAACTGATTTTTATCAACAAGTGATAGAATTAGGAGAAAAAATAAATGATCAGCACAACATAGAATTACCTATAGAACCTTTGAACGCAGAACAAAGTAAATTTTTTAAAAAAGTGTATTACAATACACCAAGGATAATAAGGAAAACAATTTGATGTATGATATAGTTTTTATAAGTTACAACGAACCGTTGGCAGATCATAATTATAAAATGTTGTGTGAACGCTTTCCAATAGCACAAAGAATACATGGTGTAAAAGGAATTCACCAGGCACATATAGAAGCGGCAAAATTAGCACTCACAAAAATGTTTTGGGTAGTAGATGCTGATGCTGAGATAGTGGATGATTTTAAATTTGATCACAAAGCCACAGGTTATAAACAAACATGGGTTCATGTTTGGCGTAGTCGTAACCCTATCAATGATTTACAGTATGGTTATGGTGGAGTAAAACTTTTACCTAGAGAATTAACTTTAAAAATGGACACAAACACAACAGATATGTCCACCAGTATATCCGAAGGTTTTCAGCCAATGGAACAGGTATCAAACATCACAGCATTCAACTCTGATCCTTTCAGTGCTTGGAAATCAGCATTCAGAGAGTGTGCCAAGTTAAGTTCCAAAGTGATAGATAGACAGGAAGATTCGGAAACAGAACAAAGATTAAACATTTGGTGTACCAAAGGCATGGATAGACCTTATGGTGACTTTGCTGTTGATGGTGCTCAAAAAGGCAGACAGTTTGGCGAACAGAACAAAGACAAAATAAAAATGATCAACGATTTTGATTGGTTGAAAACACAATTTGAGGAGACTTGCGGTGTCAGTGAATACTACTAAGATTCCATTTGATAACATTGTGCGATTCGGACAAAGCACCATGTTAGAGAAAAATTTGTTCAATGTGAGTTGGATACTCAGCAGATTCTGTAATTACAACTGTTCTTATTGTTGGCCCTATGCTCACAGCAAAAAGGTTGATCACAGACCATTGGAAGTTTACAAAAAGACCATGGACGAAATAAAAACGCAAGCCAGAGCAAATGGATTCAACAGTTTTCATTTCAGTTTCTCAGGAGGTGAGCCTACAGCATACAAAAGATTTTTGCCATTGATAGGACACTATGCCAAAGACGAGAAAGCCAGATATCAAAGCATACACATGACAACCAACTGTTCTCCAGGTAAGAAATGGTGGGCAACATGGATACAAGCCACTGAAACTTTAAAGCGAAGAAGTATTACAGCCAGTTTCCATCACGAATTTGCCGATGAAGATGCGTTTGGAGACAAACTGTTAATGCTACAAGATGCAGGCGTGTATGTCACAATCAACCAAGTGATGGTGCCACATCTATTTGAAGAACTGTATGAGAGATGTTCAAGATTCAATCAGAGAGGAATCAATGTAACATTAAAACCACAAAGCAACGAATCTGCTAGTGAAATTGTGTCTGGCTACACAGATGATCAGATTGAAATGATGAAAACAGGATTTCCACTCACAATTGAAAACGGAGAATTAGTTCAACAGTTGGTTTTGAATGATCACAAGGATAATATGTACAATTTGGATCAAGCAGAAAGATTCAATGCGTTTGGTTTTAACAAATTCAAAGGCTGGACTTGTAATGCTGGATATCAAAGTTGCATTGTGAGAGAGCCAGGTGGAGAAATCAAAAGAGCATACAGTTGTCATGATGAACCATTAGGAACCATTGATGAAGGATTTAAATTATTTAGAACTCCAAACAGATGTATTACTTCAACCTGTGTGAGTTCAGCAGACAGCAAAATTCCAAAAAGTAGAGAATTGGATAAACTGGAAGCCATTGAAAAAGAAGAAATCATAATGGAAATCAGTCGTAAGCAATCCAAAGCATTCAAAAAGGAACGAACAAATGTATAAACTCACCGACATAAAAGATGTTCATTTGGAAGTGACCAGCAAGTGTCAAGCCAAATGTCCAATGTGTCCAAGACGTATTCAAGGTGGTCCTCTAAATCCTTTTATACATCTTGATGAAATAACTTTGGATAGATTCAAGCAATGGTTTCCTGTGGAGTTTATCAAACAATTGAACAGTATGTTCATGTGTGGCAATCTAGGAGATCCTATTGTAAGCAAGGATACTTTAGAGATATACAAGTATCTGCGTGAAACTAATCCTCATATAAGACTTTCAATGCACACCAATGGCAGTGCTAGAGATACAGAGTGGTGGAAACAGTTAGCACAAACTCAAGTAAAAGTTACTTTTGGAATAGATGGTTTGGCAGACACAAATCATCTGTACAGAATATCCACAGACTTTGATAAGATCATTGCCAATGCCAAAGCATTTATACAAGCAGGTGGATTTGCCAAGTGGCATATGCTAGTGTTCAAGCACAACGAACATCAAGTGGAAACAGCAGAACAGATGTCAAAAGATTTAGGATTTAAAATTTTTACAACCAAACACACATCACGATTCAAGAAAGATTATTTACAAGTGATAGATGAAAAAGGAAATCCTTTACACAAACTGGAACCCACACAGAAAAGTGCTGACATGATTCCTTTGATTGAACAGTCACAGCAAGAAACAACACCCACTATTGTGTGTAAAGCAGTTAAAAACAAACAATTATATGTGAGTGCCTGTGGTAATGTATCTCCTTGTTGTTGGTTGGACATGGAATGGATTCCACCCATGCAGGACAGCAGGATAGATTATATGGAAAGAATAGGCGAGTTTCCGAATTTAAATACAAGTAGTTTACAAGAAATATTCGATGGAGGATATTTTGACAAAATAGAACAAACTTGGGGTCACACACCACTACAAGAATGTGGCAAACAGTGTGGATCATTTGATAAACTGGGAGTTCAATTTGAAAATTAATATTAAAGATGTGCTGTATTGGATGGATGCCATCAGACAATCGGATGATAGGTATCGCACATTGGAAAGTTTCTGGAAAGGACAAATCAACAGCAAAGTTTGGCTGATTGACACACTTAAACAATATTTCCAAAGAGTACCATACAACATTGTGATATGCGGTGGCTGGAATGGAGTGCTGGCAACACTGCTGTTCAACAGCGATCTGGACATCTTAAAAATTACTTCTGTGGATAAAGATCCTGCTTGTGAGCCTATTGCTCTCACAATGAACAAAGAGTATGAAATGCGAGGACAATTCACTGCTTTAACTGAAAATATAATTGATTACAAATATTACAACAAGCACAATTTGATAATAAACACTGCCTGCGAACACATGACACCGGAGGAATATAATCAATGGATTTCAAAATTGCCCAACAACACTCAGGTGATACTACAAAGCAATGATTATTTTGACAATGAGGAACACGTGAATTGTCAAAAAGATTTGATCACGTTCAAACAAAATTGTGGCTTGCAAGTTTTTTCTGCTTCAGAATTAGAAACAGAAAAATACAAAAGATTTATGATAATAGGAGTTAAAAATGGATACAGCAACTAAAGTTTTTAACAAATTTAAAGATGGCACACTGCCTTGGTTGGAATTAGATATGAGTTTTACTCCTTACACTGACCACGTGGAGTTTGCCAAATTGGAACAATACTATGTACCACACAGAGAAAAAGAAACTCACAAAGGTTGGAGCAGTTGTTGTCTGCATGGTTTGGGCATTGACAAAACACAGGTGGCAAAAGAATATGGCTACGATGATGAATTGAACGCACCTTATGACTGGACAGAATTATCACAAATTGCACCTGCGGCAAAAATGTTTTGGGACAAGTTTCCTGCTGAAAGATACAGCAGAATACGTTTTATGAAACTTGATCCTGCTGGCAGAATAGATTGGCACAATGACCATCCAGGACATCAACTGCCAGAGGATTTGTGCGAGTACTTGATTCCAATAAATGTGTCGGTGATACATCCAGCACTGTGTTACATGGATATAAAAGATCATGGATTAGTTCCATTTGGACATGGCAAAGTTTTTTTAATAAACATACTGAAAGATCATCAAGTGGTCAATAACGCCAATGTGGAAAGAATACACATGATTGCTCAAGCACACATAGGCAACCGTAGATCAGAGTTTAATGAATTATTAGATAGGAGTTTGGAGAAAAATGGCATTTCAATTTAACGCACAGAATAGAAAGCATGACAACATAGTTTTTGTTTTGGATACAAATTTTCACAAAATAAAAAATGCTTCAGCGAAAGAAATAATTCAAAACATTGCTGAATATCAGATAGGTAAAATCAACACCATGGGTTATGATGTTATGATAGCCCTGTCGGCAGATCCCACATTAACAAAATTGGTTGACCAATATGATTATGCTGTGGTATATAATCCAGATACTGAATTCCAAGGTGGTGCTTTTTTCAAACATTTACACAAACTGATTGAACAGGATTTTTATATAGCAGGACACATACTAGACAGAAAAGAAGGATACTATGAACTGCATGAACAATGCTATGTTATCAATCTTAAAAAACACAAAGAACTGGAATTGCCTGAAATAGGTGAAATGAAAAAGGATTCAGAACACTTTACCACAGAACCTATTAGAAGTGAAGAAAATTTTCACGATGATTATACTCCTTTATGGATTAAGCCTGGAAATGAACTCAAAAAATATGCTCACAAATGGCATGGTTGGAATGTAATAAGAACAGCATTGGACAACAAAGAAAATATCATTGTGTTTGATGAAGATATTAGATTGAGTAAAAAATGTTATTATGCCAAACACGAAACAGATTTTATTGAAAACAGCAAACAGATTTACAAAAAGTACAATCAAAGTGCAAATAGATTGTTCTATCCCATAAACACAGAAGAACTGCAGACAGTCCATGTAGCAGGCAATGTTAAACAATTGATTACTCCTGCCAGTGGTTTTAATTGGTTAAAGTATCTGGACAAATATGGTTGGGACGAGGATACAGAAGTGATATTTTATGATTACAATCCAAATGCACTTTACTACATGGAACAAACAATTAAAAAATTCTCTGGGGGAGATTATCATCAATTTTTAAAAGACACTAATAGACACAAATCACCAGACTGGTTACCTACAAAATTAGAAATTGCTGACCATTTTGCAGAAATTAGCAATTTATGGCATATCAAAGACAAAATAAAATTTAAATTTGTGGAATGTGATTTATTGAATGAATTTACATTAAAATTTCAAAATGAACAAAATGTAATTTTCAACATCAGTAACATTTTTGCCTATGAGCCAACAGTGCCATTTATTCCAACCAAGCAAAGAGTGATTCAACAAAATCAACTTATAAAACTGTTAAAAGAAAAATATGACAAAATACAATTGATTGTATCGCAACATGCCTGGAGTGGATTTGTAGAATACGATGTAGATGCTGGTCCTGTTGAAAAATTTTATGAAGTAGATATTGAAAGTTTGAAAGCACCCATGTGGCGATTTGGAAAAGAATGGAAAGCACCATTAACTCCTGAGGAGGAATATGAACAAGAACAAGATGAAGAATAGTTGTACTTTCTGTATGCACCCTTTTACAGGGTTAGCCACAAGAGAAGATGGCGCAATTAAAGTGTGCTGTCGTAGTCTTCCTATTGGAAACATTAAAGACATGAGTTTGGAAGAAGCATGGAACTCTGACAAAATGAAAGAAGTAAGACGACAAGTGTTAAACGATGAACGTCCAGACGTGTGTGCGCCTTGTTTTCATTTGGAAGATCAAGGAGTGCAGAGTTTAAGACAAAGACATATCACAGATTCTTCACCAGAATCTAGAATCAATTTATATCCAGATGCCTTGGATAAACTGATGGATGATTATTCAATGCCGTTTGATTTGCCCACAATTGAAATTAAGATAAACAATCTTTGTAATTTGAAATGTAGAATGTGTAATCCTTTGGACTCCACACAATGGAAAGACTGGAATGCCATAGTGGATCATTACAAAAAAGAAGGCAACTATCTTGTGGATGCTGTGGAAAGTTTAGGATTAACCAAAGCACCGTATGTGGGAATATTTGAAGACAAAGATCATTTTTGGGACAACTTGGAAAAATTATTACCGCATTTTAGACGTGTTGAATTTGCAGGCGGTGAGCCTTTAATGGATCCTGTACATTATAAAATATTAGACTTACTATCTAAGAATGGAAAAAACATTGAAATAAAATACGCTACCAACGGTACAACACTGGGAATCAAGGGCGGTAGAACTGTGCATGACTATTGGCCCAAGTTTAAAAGTGTGGCAGTCAATGTGTCAATAGATGGACTTCACGATGTGTATGAATACATCAGAGGCAATGGCAAGTTTTCAGATATAGAATACAACATCAAAGAAATGAAAAAGATACCCACTGTGAGTAGAATAGTAGGAGCATTTACTGTACAAGCCAACAACATATTACAAATAGACAAAGTGATAGACTATTTCTTGCGTGAGATGAAGATTGTGTTTTACAGTCACAGGGTTAACTATCCAAGAGCACTATCGGCACAGGTATTGCCCAAAGAATTAAAAGATCAGGTAATTGCTAGACTGGAAGCAATGAAACCTAAAATTAAAGATTATGAAATAGTCAAAGAACATCCTGTGCTTGAAAAAATTACTCAACAACAGATACAAGACAACATAAACTTTTTACAATCCACAGACTTAAATCAATACTGGCAAGACTGTATTGACTTTAATAGAAGACTTGATCTTACACGAAACCAAGGACCGTTTGAAAAGATAAATCCGGAGTTTCAACAGTATGTTTAAAGTAGAACACTTATACCAGCATATTAGAAACAGCGTCAAAGTGGAATGGAACCTTGGCAAAAGATGTAACTATGATTGTTCATATTGCCCAGCAGTTATACACGACAATACAAGTCCGCACACAGACATAGAAATATTGAAACGTGCTGTGGATCAATTGGCTCAAATAAAAAATGTAAGAATCAGTTTTACAGGCGGTGAGCCTTGTGTTCATCCAAAAATTTTGGAACTGCTAGAGTACGCAAAACCAAAAGTTTCTTGGCTTAATGTCACCACAAATGGAACTAGAACATCAGAATTTTACACAGACATTTTGGACAGATTGATCAACCATATTGTGTTCTCTATACACTTTGAATATGACTACCAAAAGGTGATAGAAACCGTTTTAAACGTCTCACAGCACACAAAAAATAAAAATATACTAGCACACGTAATGATGCTTCCAGGACGCTTAGATGACGTCTCTGACGCTTGTAAGCACCTAAAAGAAGCCGATATTAAGTATGCTCTAAGACCAATTCGCTGGACTGAAACACACGATATTTTTGAGGATATGGAGCGTTATTCTGCAGAAGAAAAAGAGTTTTTGGTAACTCAAAATCACACACCGCCTCACAACACAATCATTGATGAGACTGAATCCTGTAACACCAACGACTTGTTGATTGAGAAAACAAATCAATTCAAAGACTGGAAATGTAATGCTGGATTAGAAAGTTTAATGATTAATTGGGATGGTGAAGTTCACAGAGCCACTTGTAGAGTGGGCGGACCTATTGGTAACATTTATGAAGGCACTTTTGTTCAACCCAAAGAAGCAATTGCCTGCACACGACAATGGTGCACTTGTGCCGCAGATATCAATATAACAAAAATTAAAGTTTAAATTTATCCAACAAACTTTCGGGCTGACACATACAGGTGTTGCGTTTGTCACAGATCTTAGGTTTAATATCAGGATTGAATTTATTCACAAAATCCTTATCGTATATGTTGTAGTTTTCAAACAGTCTTGTTCTACAAGCACCTGTTATAATTCCAGCAGGATCAATCATCATGCTGTCCACACCAATGTTACACATCCAACCACGGAAATCATTCTGTTTGTTCAACACCAACCAATTACGATTTACCTTTTTCTTAGAACCATCTTCAAATTTAATTGTGGGCTCACCTTTTAGATGCTTTCTGTTTTTCCATAAGTGCCATATGCTGGGTCTTCTTTTTGTGGGTTTGGCAACGTATGCTCTCTGCTCGTCTGTGTAGTTTATGGTTCTGTGCATCACTTCCATGGCACTGATAAACCATGAATGTTTGCTCTGTTTGAATTGATCAATCAATCCCAAACAGGTATCCCAAGCAGTGGGATCCATCAACACCATCACATTGGGACTTCTGCCTATTTCGTGCAGTGTGTCTGCCACTTCAATAAAATGAGGTACATCAATCTGCTTCCAGTGAGCACTCAACAGTATTTTGTCAAACACTTCACCAAACTTGCGCCACCAACGCACAGTTCTACTGCCGTTGGAACTTATGGTGATGTATGAAGGTATGGCTTTTCTTATTTCTGTAACAAACTCTCCCAACTTGGGCCACAGTGTGGGTTCGCCCCCAACTATGTGTAACTCCAGTTTCTTTTTGCCTATCTTCTTGTACTGTTCAAACAGATGTTTAAAATTTAACACCAATTGGTCCATGTCATCAGTCCAACGATGTGTGCCTTCATGTGATCCTTCAAAACAATACCAGCAAGAGAAATTGCAGGTGTTACCTATCATGAATTCTATACGCAACACATCTTTGGGTTGAGGATTATAAACTTGTACTACCTGTTTCATAACAAATGGGCCAATTCAGGAAACACTGTTTTGGCATCTACTCCTCGTATAGCATCTAATTTTGTGACATACTCTTTGAATCCAGGCAACAAGAATGAATGATCATTTTCATTCATGTGTTTCAACACAGCCTCCCAACGTCTCCATCCATAAGGATTTGTTTTCCAATAATCATCATCCTGCCTGTAGTTTTGCCACAGCCAATCTTTGAATTCCATAAATCTTTCTTCAACTTCTTGCTTGTCTTCTTTGGGCAGTATTTGTATGCTTAAGAACGTTGGTATGTACAGCAAGTGCATATTAACAAGTCCGCCACCCATCTGCACTCCGCCAGGCACTGTGCCTGCGTTTAATTTTTTGAATCCGCTTTGTACTTTCCATTTCATAAAGTCTGGCAAGTGTTTCACATTGAATATCTGTATGGCAGTTGCTAGACTGGTTTGTATGTTGTCTGGTGTGTTGTCCAGCATATGTAAATTCTTTTCCACAGTGTCCCAGTTGGTAGGAAAACGTATGTACTCATCACGTTTGCCCATGGCATCCATGCTCACAGCAAACTTAACTTTTTTAAATTTGCTCCACAGTTCAATTAAATCTTCATCAACCAATATGCCGTTTGAATTGTAACGCAACAGTATCTTGTCTTGATAACCTTGACGTATGATCTCTTCTATAAATTGTTTGTGTTCTTTGATCATTAGTGGTTCCCCTCCAGCAAAATAAACCTGCTTCAAGTTAGGAATCTGTCTGTACATCTCTTCCCAGAACTCAGGCTTTTCATGCCAGAAGTTGTTGAATTCTTTTTTGTCCCATTGCAGTTGTTGTTTGACATCCTTGTTCTGTAACTGTGGCATCAACTGTTGCCAGTCCTTAACCCATTTGGAACTGTCGTGTGGAGAACACATCACACATTTGATATTACAAGTGTGTCCCAGTCTTAAATCCAAGTACATCAACTGTTCAGGCACTGTGCCATCTTCTTTGGTTTGACGTATCAGTTCAGGAATATCAACTCCATCTTTGTACCATGTGCCAGTTTCCCATATGCGTTTAGAAACAACACCAACTTTTTCTTCTTTGAAACACTTGCGACAACTGGCAGGTATTTTATTGTTCAACATAGTGGTACGCACACTCTTCATGTAGTCGTTGTTCCATGCTTCCATGGGAGTATCCTTGCCAAAGTTAGCAGGTTTACCATCCTCTTTTTTGACGAGGCCCACTTCGTGGTCGGAACCAGCGCCGCTGGCGTTTGCTGAACAGCACAATCTCATATCACCATTGGGTCTTGTGGCAAAATGTATCCAAGGCAATATACAAAATGTAGAACTGCCTGAAACAGATTCTAATTCTCTTTGCCATTTACCCAGTTCTGTGTCTTCTGGATTCTGCCAATATTCGTTGTGATCAGTCATTTAATATCCTATAAATTTTATCTGCTAAAATTTTATTGCTTTCTACACCAGGGTGTAGTTTATCTTCTGCTTTGTCCACATATTCTAAACCATCACTATGATAATTGTTAATATTGATAAAATCAAGTGAGTGTTTGTCCAATTCCTGTGGTGTTGCTGGGTAATGAATGTATTTTACATCTTTTTGTTGTAGATGTAAATCAGCATGATGTATGTGGAACCAACTTTTCATAGCATAATCTTTTTCACTCAAATATTCTGCCCACAATCTTTCTTTGTGTGTTTTTGCCCAAGGGCCTAATCTATCTCTAAAGAAAGGATATTTGTGAACAGAATTAAACAGCATGTCTCTCACGTAATGAGTCCACATAATAACAACTGTGTCGTCTTTGTGATAATTGTATTTCAACACATTGTACATGATTTCTGTGTTGCTGGATCCTGGAAACGATTCATTAACTAATTCTAAATCAAGTTTATCTGCCAACAGTGATGCCCAACCCATCTTGCTTGGTTTTAAATTGTGTAATTTGTCAAACATCCAGTTCTTACAGTCAGGTAAACCTGTTCCATAGGTGTATGAACAACCAAATGTGATTAATCTTGACATTTGCTGATCCCCCATTCTCTTTCTTGACACCAAAAACACTTGCCACACACTGGCACAGGCGACTTTGGATCATATGTCTTGTAATCCAAATCTCCAAAGATTTCTGGATATGTGTTCTTGTCTCCTTCACAACTGCGTGTAAGATTGAATAGGTCCATAATGCCTAATTTTTTATATTGGGCAACTATCCAATCTTTTTGTACATATGCGAATGGGTGACAAGCAAAGCCGCCCATGTGTGCTTTGATTAATTTGTCCAGTGTAGCATCAGAGAGATCATCTAAGACTAAATCTCTTTCCACTAGACGTTCATCAAACTGTTTGTCTGGATTCTTGGTCACACCACAATACCAAGCATCCAATTTTTCTGTGTGAGCCACGTATTCTGCGTGTGCCCTTAATTCTATTTGATTACCACTTTTTAATTTGCCATATTCATCTGTAATATTTGGACCTACAGATCCCCATTCTAGTTCTGGAGCAATAAAGTTGGTGTGTCTTTTAAATTGTATTGTAGGAAATGCTGATGTCAGCCAATTGTAGACATCTAAACTGTTTTGTTGTTGCCAAGGTCTGGTCTTCCAACATCTCACATTGGTGATAATGTGTATTTTGGTATCCACTTGTAGTTGCGATATGATACTGCACAACAGCACACTCATCAAGGCACTGTCTGCTCCACCACTCACACTGATACCAATATTTTTCCATTTGTCAGAAAATGGAAAAACTACTCCATCTATCTCGTGGAGAATATTCCTATAGATACTAGACTGGTAAATTGATTTTATTGTTTCGTAATTAGACATATTATGGACAAAGATATTTATCGCTATTAAGTACGCACTTTATAATTCACGATAAGTACAACAATATGTTAGAAAAATTAGATACCAAAACTGATTCCAAAAAGTTATATCAATTGTTAAAGCATTTACCAGAAGGTAAGAATGTGTTGAACAACCCCACAGGAGATTTTTTCTATGATCCTTGGGAGGTACTACCAGAATACAAAGACACTGTGTTGGATGAACTGTTGCAACAGTTACCAGATCATGGAGAAGCCAGACTGATTGTGATGAAGCCAGGTGAAAGTTATTCTGCTCATGCTGATATAGACGACAGATATCATGTGACACTGGATGCTGAACACAGTTATCTACATGACATAGAAAATGAAGTGATGTTTCCAA